GCGTTAAGGTTGCTCACTAATTGGAGCAGTTGTTTGTTCTTCATAGTTTGTTTTTGTTTGTAAAGATAATTGTGGATTGCTAAACGGCAAAGGTAAATTTACGATTGGTGGGTTTTTAAGGTTCTCAATCTGTGTAGCTAAGTTTAAGTCCATAGCTTCTACATTGTTACCTGCAACTAACCATTCGCATACTTGCTCGTAAGTTAAATCTTCGTAAGCAGTAAAGTCGGTTTCCGAAGGAGTAGCACAAGCCATTGCTCCGTAAACTTCTGCGGTGTATTCTCCGTCTTTGCCTTCGTATCTCCAATGTACTGTTTTTACTACATCGGTTAAACCATCTTCGCTTGGTGCGGTGTCCATTTGGCTAATAAGCCATTTTGTTTCTAATGCCATTTTTAAGGTGTTGAACTATTTAAATTAATATAATATACTGTTCCGTCTACGCTTACAGGTAAGTAACCGCCAACTCCGAATGCAGTTCCACTTACTCTTGCTCCTATCTTGATTGCTGCTCTACCCCAACCCGTGTCTGGTTCTCCTGTTTTTATTGAGCTATTAAATGTAGCTCCTGTACTTGCCAATGATAACATATCTGTACCACTTACACCACTATATTTAAATTTGATAGTCCAATCGCCATCAACTGATAAAACTGCTCCTGTTGTAGTAGTAAATAAATTGCTTGTAGTTACTCCACCATAAGTAGTAGATAAACCAGAACCATTTCCTGTTAATTGTACACTGCTACTAAATGTTGCACCACCTGTAACCTGAAACTTAGCACCATTATCTGAAGTTGTTCCTACAAGCAAGTTACCATTAGCTGCTAATGTCATAGCTTGTGTAAGTGAAATATTATTACCTGCTGTTCCTGAAGGTGCTGTATAAAAACGATGTTCCCCACTTAATTGTAAGTATGTAGATGCAAAGCCATTTGAAATATATTTGTTTTGTGAACCATCATAATATATATTAGAACCTACACCTGTAATATGTATACCACTTACACTATAAGCATAATACGCAGAATTTTTAATTTGTAATGCAGTATAAGCACTCCACGCACTCGGTGTAACTCCTAATCCTAAATTGCCTGAAGCGTTAAGGCGCATACGCTCGGTGTTGGCAGTACCAAAAGATAAAAAGCCGTTAGCAATGTTCCACAGGTACGAATTAGCTTCTATCTGACCAAGTTGCAAATAATAACTTGCATCACTATTATCCCAAACACCGATAGTTGGGGCTGCAGTTGCTTGTACAGTAAAACCTGTGCCGCCACCAGAAAGCCCAGTGACTTTATTGCTTGTGCCGCCTAAAGCAAGATTTCCCGAAGCATCTAACGTCATAGCTTGGGTAAAGGATATAGCGTTACCTGCCGTTCCTGAAGGAGCTTGATACCAAACGTGAGCGCCACCATCTTGTTCGTATAATGTAGCAGTTGCACTTGCTATATATTTGTATCCGCTATTCTGTGTTGCATTATTAGTTAATGCAGTTGAATTAGATACGCTTGTTAATATGGCTCTATTAAGCACTTGTAATTGAACAACGCTTGACGCACTCGGTGTAACTCCTAATCCTAAATTGCCTGAAGCATCAAGACGCATTTTAAAGGCAGAGTTAGTGTAAAAGTCCATTACATTAGACCCACCTACACCACCATAAATTGCTTGAGTTCCTGCTCCTGTGGTAAAGTTAATTAAAGCAACACCGCCTGATGAACTTACTGTTAATGAAGTATTTGTACTACTTGAAAATATGCCATCACCAACAACGTGAAGTTTAGCACTTGGCGATGTAGTACCTATACCTACATTCCCCCCACTTGTTATTCTCATTCGCTCACCATCAGCAGTTCCAAAAGCCATTGCTCTTGTAGAGTTATTTACAGTAATAAAGGCATCGGTATTTATATTGCCATTACCCCACCAAATAGAACCATAATTACTTGCACTTGTTCCCGCAGTCAAAATATACAATCCTGCCCTTGTACTACCTTCTGCTATAATAGTGCCTCCTAAATCTGTTCTTGCTGAAACTCCTGATGAATCTGTAACAACGTGTAATTTATTGCTTGGCGATGTAGTACCTATACCTACGTTACCTTGAATGATAGCACCATTTGCAGGAGCATTACTACTTTGATAACTTGAACCAACTAATATACCACCATTCCCATCAATAGTAAATCTTTTTACATCATCTTGGAATATAGAAGCACCCCATTCCGAACCTGCACCATCTACACCAAGTCCAATACTATGTGTAGGAAAATCAGCAGTTATGAACCTTGCTATTTGGTTATTTATTGTTCCACCAACTACCTCTAATTTAACACTTGGACTTGTAGTACCTATACCTACGTTTCCGCTACTTGTTATGCGCATACGTTCGGAAGCGGATGTATAAAATAACATTGAGTTTGAAGTAGATGCAAACCCATTATTATCAGCTAAAACACCAATGTTATAATTTCCTCCTGCATTTGATACAAAAACATCAGTCCTTGTTCCACTCGTTCCACCGTAGATGTCTAATTTATAAGATGGACTAGCTGTACCAATACCAACATTAGTTCCATTATCAAATACTAAGCTATTCCCTATTGTACTTGCACCTGTAAACTTAGGTAGGTAGTTAGTAGTACCTGTACCCGTTACTGGATTGGTTAAAGCACTTTGCTTGTTGTTAAACGTAGTCCAATCGGTGCTTGATAATAAACCTTGTTGTGAACCACTCGCCGTTGCAATAGCTAAAGTAATAGTGCCACTTGTTGTAATAGGTGTAGAGCCAATAGTTACTCCGCTTGTTGCAGAAGATAAACCAACACTTGTTACTGTACCAACACTCCAAGACCTATTTGCACTTAAATCATAAGCCGTTCCGTTAATAGTTAAAGTTCTACTTGTTGGAACATATCCGCTTAAATCGGGTGCGTATTGTGGTACGTTTAAAACACCCGTTGTGCTATTATATGTCGCTGCTCCGCTTGTTCCAGATGTTGTTAAGCTAATTGCTGCACGGGCATTTGCATCGGTATATTGCGTAATAGTAGAAGCAATTACTCCGGTTGTGTTGTTATAGCTTATCCCTGCACCTGCACTTAAAGCCGTTAAAGGAATATAAGCATTAGGGTTAGAAGCTAAATAGTAAGTGCTATTATCGTAGCTGATAGTTGTTCCGCTAATTTTTACAAAGCCTGTTCCGTTTAATGCTGCTTGTTTACCATTAAAAGTATTCCAATCAGTTGAGCTTAAATAACCATTTGTTGATGTATTAGCTTGGCTAATTGAAAAAGCACCTGTTCCATTATTGTATGATAAAGGACTTGATGCGCTTAAAGAACCTAAAGTAATATAGTTTGCCCCGTTAGTTAATTGGTTTGTATTCGTAGGGATAGTAATAACACCCGTAGTAGAATTGTAAGCACCACTACCTGCCGTAAAACTTAAAGCTGCACGGCTTCGAGCATCTGTGTAATATAAGTTACTTCCTTCTGATATGTTTGAAGTTGTACCGGCAGTTTTAGTCCATAAACTTGTAGCACTAACATATTGTAAAATGTCTCCGTTGCTTGGACTTTGAGCAGCTACGTTATGAAGTTCATCCATTTCGTAGCCGTTTTGTATTTTAACTTCAATTACCCCTTGTGTCGGGTGCGCCCTTACTACAATACCAACATAAACTAAGTGATTAGGTGCGTAAGGTTTTGTACTTGTAAAAGTACCTGCCGTTGTAGGACTTAAATAAAGTTGCGTACCTTCTGTATATGCTTGAGTGTCTAAATCGCTTATGCGACCTGCAACCACTACATATCCGTTGTTATTATTTGTTATATCGTTTCGAACTATTCCATAAGTTTGAGCTGATGTGCTATCGCCTGTCGCAAGAGCCTTAGTAATCGTTGGCAAGTTACCTTGACCGCCATTGATATATACAACAGTTCCCTTTGTTAAAGTCGCTCCTGTTTTATTGTAAACTTCAGTAATTAAGTTTTGTGCTTCATTAATTACTCCAGGAAACGTAACTAAGTTACCTGCTCCGTTTATGTACTGAGTGCTATTACCTGCAAAGCCTATGTTAATAGTTCCGCTTGTAGTTACAGGACTTCCCGTAATTGCTAAAGCATCTCCGCTTCTTGATACCGCTACGCTTGTTACAGTACCTACCGCACCGCTTGAACGTTGCCAAATAGTACCGCTATAAATCACATAATCGCCTACCGCAAAAGTCAAAGGACCAGCCCCAAAGTTTACTGTTCCTGCTACGTTACAAATATAAACATCTCCCGTGTCGCCCGTTCCGTTTGCAAGTGTTGGGGTGTTAGTCGTTGCGTTCCAAGTTCCTTTGTATTCCATAATAGAACTCGGTAATTGACTGATAGGAACTTTACCGCCACTATCCAAAGAAGCATAACCATTAGCGTTGCCCTTCTCACTTCTTAATTGGTAAGTATCTAATAAAGCTTGTGAAGGGAAAATTTCGGTATAAGCCGAACCACTCCATAAATAAAGTTTGTTTGTGTCTTTAGCACAATAAATAATATCAATGTTACCAACCGCAGGGAAACCTGCAAGGTTCGTGTAAAAAGAAACAGAACCACCAAACAAAGAAGATATTTGTTCAAGTGTTATTTTCTTACTTACTCCTGTAGTCGGGTCGCCAATGATTGTTAAATCAGTTGATAATGGGGCTAATTCGGTCGCTAATTCGTTAATTTTTTTTCCTATCATCTTAGTATTGGTATATTGATGGCACTTGGCATCTATCGTTTAAGTAAGGTAATTCCATTGTAATGTCTATCTTAACTCCTGCAAGATAGTCGGGGTCGCTTTCGGTAAAGTAAGTCAAAGGAGCAGTATCGCCAATATCCCAAATTGCTTTAGGATAACGTAACTGAGCCACTATGTCTTGACCTACTAAAGTCATATCGCTAAGTACTTCGGTTTCGTTTGTTTCTTCCATTAACATTCTGTCCATAAAATAAAGGCTAAAATTATAGGTAATATTTTTAGCGTTTATAGTCGCACCCGTTAAAGTGTAGAACATAGCAGGGTAAGTAACCTCGCCATTAGATAAACGTTCCCACACATCTCCGAAGTAAACAAAGTTAATTTGTTCGTGGTCGTTTCCGAGTGTTGTTATTTGTTTGACTATTTGGTTTAACGTCAGGCTCATTCTTAATTTTTTCTAAATAAACACGAAGCTTATTTTGGTTTTTTATTGTTGTTACTTTACTCATAATTAGCAATCGCTACAACCTCTATTCCCTTGATATAGTTCCTCGAAGCTTTTACCTGCGCAGCAATCAAAATCTCCAAGCCAAATGCTCGTTGTATAAGCATCGTTCTCAGGGTGTATTGCATCAATGCCACTTCCAGGATTAAGGTACTCAGGGTAAAGTGTTGAATATTCTTTTAGATATTTAATCATTCTTTGCTTGTAGAACTCCGCACGAGCCTTGTATCTATTCGCCACGTCAATCATATCCTGCATAGAAGGGTTCTCTGTATTCTCGCCACTTTTTCTTAATAAGCCTTTATTGTAGAATTGATAAGACAAACCCATTGGCAATTCACTAAGTACATAATGCACTAAAGTATCTGCTATGTATTGGTCTAATAAGATAACCTCGTTAGCGTTCAAGTTGTTTGCCGTAATACCTGCTTGTAAACGATTGTACAAAGCACTTCCAAGCGCAGGTAAGATATACATATCTTGTGCGGTCTTAATCTCAGGCAATACAAGTTTCTCGTCTACGTTAGCGTGTAAGCCAGACCTGTCTTTAATATTCTGTACGCTTATGAATAATGTGTTTAAGCTCATTTCTTATTTTCTTTTAACTATGTTTGACTTCCACTCGTGTCTGCAACTTGGAGAATGTGTGTTTGTTCCTGGCTTAGTATACCAACCGCCTCGTCTATCCCATACAGAATAGCCAAGCCTTGCACTCATCATTTCTATTTCACTACGGCTATAAAACTTATTAGCGGTTACTAAGTATTTGCAAAAAGGTCTGCTTGTATCTAAATCGCCATCGTTAAAACCTTGTTTCCACTCGTAAGAATAGCGAATTAAAATTTGAGTAGTTTGTGGCTTTATAGCTTCAACAATCTGTCCAATAGGAGCAGTAAGTTGCCTTTCGATAATTATGTTACTATCAATGCCCTTGCCTTGCTTTACTTCGCTTGTTTTAATAAACCCCTTCTCGATTAATAGATCAATAACACGCTTAACCGCACCTACATCTTCTTTTAAAGTGTCAGCAATTACCTCTGGAGTAATACGCTTGTCTTTAACAATTAAGTCCAAGATATTAGATTGTAACTGCGATACATCAGCAAACATTTCAAAGTCCTTATCGTCGCTAAATCTTGCCTTGCTTTTAAATACTTCGTAAGCACTTCTATCTTCTCCAAACTCAAAGAAAACCTGAAAATCAGTTTCGTTAAATTCTAAATCTTCAGCACCTAACCAAGTAGAAACTTCCTCATCGCTTAAAGCATAACCGCCCTTAAGCATAGAACTTGCTTGTTCTCTTGTTATCTTGCCCTTGTTAAAATCTCTAATAATACGCTGCATATTTTGCCACTCTCTACCTTTTAAGCCTTTAATATGCTCGTTCACGCTTAAAGGACTTGCTGCCATTGGCTGCTCGGTTTCTGCAACTATTCCATATTGTGTAGGGTCAATTCCTAACTTCTCTAATATCCACTCCTTAGGTGCTACTTGTAAAATAACGTTTTCGCTAAAGTCAATTCCAATAGGGTCTACCGGTTGAAGCTTTAACTCCTCGGTTACACCTGCATATTGTCCAAGCATATTAAATACACCCTCAATCTGCATTTGCTTATAGCGTACATAAGTATTATTAAAGATTTCGTAGCTATCTCTAAGTTGTTGTCTATTTCCTAATTGACCAGGAACGGCAATACCGAACAAGTCAGGACTTGTAATTTGGTGTCCGCTAAATATGTTAGTTTGTATTAACTCATCTACTCTACCGAAGTCCTCTTTAGTTAGATCACTCGCACCTAAATCATCTACAATAGGCTTACGGGTTAAATCGTTTACAAACGCAAGTAGATATTTCTTGCCGTCTGCACCCGTGTACATATTGTCGAATTGTCTGCTAACAAGTCGCTTCTCTTCAGGGCTTGGCTCTCCGTTTGGTAAAGTAATAAGTTTACTTGCAGAAAACCCTGTTTGAGCATTACCCAAAACGTGCTTACTAACTTCTACATCACTTTCGATGTAGTTAAGCGCACCGAAATATCCAGGAAGGCTATAAACGTTCATACCTGGGCGATACTCCTTAACATAAAGTATCTGCACACCTTGTGGGTTAGCAGGGTTAAACGCATTGTAAATCTCAGCTTTTTCTTGGTTGCGTGTAAGCTTCCAATCGTCTTTATACCAAAACTGCGTATTGTCTTTGTTGGTTCTAATCTTTGTATAATCACAATGCCATAACTCAGCAACTTGACCGCCCATTACAGACCAAATAACTTGAATGTAAGCACCGCCAAATAGTTCTAAATCTAAAGCAACCTTTTTAGTAAGGTCATTAAGGGTTTCCTCTCTATTAACCTTCTTAACCATATCTTGCTCTCCTGCCCAACCATTTCCGACAATGTAATTAACCTTGCCTCTAATGATAGCATTGTGCTTTGCAGATTTGTTAAATAGGTCTAATAGGTACTGCGGATAGTCATTGTTTTGACCATATTGCATATACCCTTCGCCTTTTTTCTCTTTATATTCCGGTTGCTTTGCTTCCGCAAATGTCAATACTTGTATTTCCATTATTGTCTAATTGTGAATGTGCTTGTTGTTTCGTATTCTGTGAATGATATAGTTGTACCCTCAAGTTCCATAATGCCTGTTTCAAGCAGGTTTAAGCCCGTAGGGTTTAGGTTTGAAGTACTTGCTTGTTCGTAAACCGAGTAAGTGTATTGCCCGTTTAAAGAGGTATTAAAGTAGCTATTAACTACAATGCTAAACTCGTTGTACCTTTCCTTATAAGCACTTATGTCGGTATTGTTTAGCTTAACAAATTTGATGTCCGTGTTTGTGCTTCTATTCTCAAAAACAAATAGATAGTTAGGACTTGTTAAAAGCTGCTTTTCAGTCAAGGTAAGTATTATGTTTTGGGTTTGCCCCTTAGTTAATCTTATCACAACTATAAATATAAAGTAATGCGATTGTTTGCAAAATAAAAAACCCCCGAACAATTAAGTCCAGGGGCATCTATATACAAAACCAAAACAACCTAAGAACCTGCGGTAGTTAATTGACCTGCAACAGTAGAATTAACTTCTGGAGCAAGGGCAGCTTCCGCACCTGTGAAGGTTAAAGTGTAGCCACTTCTGTCGCCTTCAGCCGTACCTGTACCTGCACTACCTGCGGTAAGGTCTAAGCCTCTTGTTTTACCTAAGTACCAGTATTTGCCATTGTTATCTTTGGCAACTGCTACTAAAGTGTTTTGAGCTAACAACAAGATTTCGTTTCTTGTGTTCGCCTGTAATTTGTTTAATACGATAGTCAATTCAGGAGCGTAGAAGATAGTTCCGTTTTGTACGTTTGCATTAACATTCTCAACTAATTGAGAAGTGCCTTTTACAAGTTCGTACTTAAAGAACTTCTTACCAGATGCTTTTACTAAAGCGGTGATTACACCACTTGCTTCTGTTGTAGAAGTTACATCTGAGGCTGCCATAAAATAAACTTCGGTTATACCGCCTAAACTGTCTTTACAGTCAAGAGTATAATTTTGAGTTAAAGCACAAGCCATTGTTATTGAATTAAATTAGTTTGAAAAAATGGGTAGGTGTATTTCAACCTACCCTATAAATTATGCAAGGATAAACTTCACTGCTTCGTCAGGGAAAGCAATGTTTACACCCATCTTAAACTCAGATACGAAACGTACTTGGTCAGCTTCTTTAGCATAGAAAATTTCAAACTTCTCTTCTTCGTTCAATAAGTCAGTACCTAAGAACAAGTTGCTTAAACGCATAGCGTAAACTTTGTTAGTTCCGTTAAGACCTGCAACTGCTACAACTTTGATTGTAGTACCAGGAAGTACGAATTCGCTATCAGCTTTTACATCAATTTGGTAATTGAAAGAACCGCTATTCTTAAGAGCAATAGTGTAAGTACGGAATAAATCTTGACCACAGAAGATAGTCATATCATCAGCAGCTACAACTTTAGCAGGGATTGCTTTGTAAACACCATCAAAGATAGAGATTACGTTAGCATCAGTGATAGAGCTTAAAGGAGCACCTGAAATAAAAGTAGAAGCGTTTGCAGCAACAACACCTGAAGCAGCACCGATTAACTTAACAAGACCATCGAACTTGTTTAAGTTTACGTTTACACTTGAAGTGTCGCCTTGCCATAAAGCAGTTTCTAATTGAGCAGCGATTGTCTTAGCTTTCTTTTCAGAATATTCTTGCTCAAAAGGAATACTGTCATACATAGAACCAGTAGGTAAAGCTTTTTGTAAATACTTAGCTTCAAGGTCTTTAGGACAAAGAGCTTCGTTTACTTTAATTTTACCTGGAGTTACAGTACGTTGAGTAAAGGTAGTAGAACCAGAAGCATTAAAGCCACAAGAAGCACCATCTTGGAAGATAGCGTCAGTTTCCATAATGTTGATTTTTTCGCTTGACTTTACGCCAACCATAACGTTACCTGCGCTCTTAATAAGAGAAGCAGTTTTTGCACCCAATACAGATGAAGTTACAAGTAGAGCTTCGTTTTCTT